AAAGCTCTAATAAGGTATCAGGACTATTTGTACCAATCCCTACGTTGCCTGAAGAGTCGATTTTCATTTTTTCTGTTCCTGAAATATGGAACAACAACTCATCGCCATCTAATGCTAATTCATCGTATGAAGCTCCAGATAAATTAGTGCCAAGTATTCTTGAGCCAGTACCATCGGATTTTGTTCTTATACTTACAGCATGGTCAGTATCAGTTTTGACTGTTAAGGGTGAGAAAGGACTACTTGTACCGATACCTACGTTGCCTGAATCATCAATCCTCATGCGTTCTGTATCACCATTTGAAGTATCAACACCAAACTTTAAGCCTGTAGTAACAGACTGTATTCTTGAAGCTACAACACCTTCTTTAGTTAATTGAATACCTGTATCTGATGCATCTGATAGGTGTAATAATTGTAAAGGGTTGGTTGTGCCTATTCCCACCCTATTGTCGGCTGAATCAACATAAAGAGTGTCTGTATCTACTGTTAAATCACCTGAAGCTGTAAGAGTAGTAAAAGATCCTGCTGCGGGAGTTGTCCCACCAATGACGGAACTATCAATAACTGCACCATCTAGGTTGATGGCGACCGATGTTCCTGTGGAGGAAAAGATCGCATCAACATCGTCTAAGTTGTCATTAAGTTTTGTTCCCCAGGTATCGGTTGATGCACCGACCTCTGGCTTTGTTAAGTTAAGATTTGTTGTAAATGTATCTGCCATAATTACCTATTTTGTTGTTCCGTCCAAGATGTGCTTGGATTTGCTTGTTCTGTCCAACTGCCTGTTGTGGTTAATTCTGACCAATCTTCAGAAGGTACAGTTTCATCTTCCCATTTTAAACCACCTATGATAGAAAGTGAACTTGTTTGTGCAAATGACGATGCACCATTAAATCTAGTATTTAAGCTCGATGCCACACCAGAAGTCACACTAATAGCCGATGCACCAGTTGTTAATTGTGTACCATTCGCTGCAATGGATGCGCTAACGCTAATGGTTGCTTCACCTACGTCAATCTGTGTACCAGTTGGTGATATAGAAGATGATACTGAGATTGTACTTGCACCTAGATCAATCTGTGTCCCAGCAGCACTTAAGGATGCACTTGCCGATAAATCGGCATCACCACCTAAAATTAAGATCCCAGCTTGTGTAGCTGATGATGTAACACTTACCGATGATGCACCTAATTGAGTATAGTTGCCTGCTGAAGTGGTGCTTGAGGTAACGGATATGTTGGCTTCACCAACATCTATTTGTGTAGCTGTAGGGGAAACAGAAGCAGTTACTGATACGGATGATACGCCCAGCTCATATTGTAAGTCACTCCAGTTCGACTTACCGTAACCACCAAACCCATAACCTTGCTGGGCCATTTAATTAATCCAATGAAATAGTTACTGAACTAGCGTTGAATCTGAATACATCTCCGTTTGATACTGTTTTAGATGTGGTTAAGTCACCGTATGCCAATAAATTACCAGCACTTGAAGCGTCAAATAAACCCATAGCAACGACTGTACCGTAATCGGCTGTTGCTGTTGGGAACTCGACTGAGCCACTATTGCTGATAGATCCACTAGCTGCCGTGCCAAATGCCATTGATTGACGCACATAGCCACCGCCAGAAACTTCTGTACCACCACCTGTATCATCGGGTGCGACAGTATAAAGAGCCACATAGATTGTTGCTGGTGCTGTATAAGATGCGCCACCAAAAACGTGGTCCAATACTTCAAGTTCTAAATAGTCTGAAAATCCTGCCATAATTTGTCCTAGTTATTATTAAAATAGTATATATTCTTTTTTGCTTTTCCGTAAGTCCTTCTGCGTTGCATTAGTGATCCTTTTCCAAATTCTGCCTTCTCTTGAGCCAATCTCATTTCTTCCAATGCTTTTTCAAATTGTGCATTGAATAAACCAACTCTTTCATCTTCCATTAAGAAGATAGAAGCGTGCTTTAATGCACCATACAGATAAACGTCTGGATTGTTATTGGACACAAAATTAGATGTATTGGAATCCGATAATGCTGGAACTTTCTCGTAGTAAGTAAGTTGTAAGGTATATGATGTATCTGGAGTTGGTGCTAGTTCTAAAGCATCGTCCATAACAGCATAATAAACTGGCTGACCAACGACATTATCATTGGCTCTTCTGTAAACATCTAATGATTCTAGTGACTGTTGAAATAAAGGTCTGAAGTCATTTGATGTAATCTCAACATTAATAACTTCTAACCAATCGGTTGGTAAAGACATATATTGGCTATCAGCAGTTGCTGTAGCTCTTTTAATCATTTCTTTGGTTCTTAATCTTCTATTCAGTTCGGCTTCTGTTTGGTCAATAAATAAATCCAACTGACTATCTAAATCCGATCTATTAAGAAATGATGCTATGTTAGTTTTAAGCTCTGAATATGTCATACTCTACCTTTCCAAGTTCTGAACAATTTATTATCTGGATTGTTCAACCATTTTTTCCATGCCTTCTGATCTTTAGCCCAACCTTCTCGCATGGCTCTCTGATATATTACCATAGGAACTTCAGCAACGTGTCGTAAATCTTTCCCTGGTTTTAAAGTGTCTGATAAATTTTTAACGTACTCCAATGTTGGTTGTACGTCTTGTTGGGTGTGATAAATAACTTTATCGTCTTCGGTTACAAATTCATGTTTGTAACCTGATTTATGATCTATTAGTGTTCGTCTAGCCATAAAAGGTGGGTGGGACTAAGCCCACCCGTTTATATCATTAAGATACACTTAAGTCTGCGACAACACCGTGTGCAGCTTCGTTAGATACTTCTAAGCCGTACTCAACTACAATCATCTTGGTTTCTGCATCACCAATTGTTGCAATATCAACAGTCTGGAAGTTTCTTAGATATGCTACTTTTGCATATTCTGGATCAACCAATAGTAGAGATCTCTCTCTTGATCTGTTTGATGGTAAGATTTGTAACTCACCAAAATCAGATGAATAGATTGATACAGATGCTTCTACAGTGTTTGCATCAACAAACTGTCTTGCTTGTGATCTACCTGTGAAACCTGAAATAACTTGTTTGTTAAATGGTCCACAAATAGCTATTGATGGCTCACCGCCATTTTGGAAAGCAAGTTCTAGTACATCTTTAAGCAAATCTTCTGATAATGCTCTTTGAGTACCGTCTGTTACAGCAGCTCCATCACCACCGTCAGCACCGCCAGTTCCTCTGGATTTGTTTGACTCAATCCAGTTTTCGAAACCACCAGTTACTCTAGCGACTGATGCACTACCTGTAGCTTTAGCTCCTTTTTGGCAAAGGGCTTCTTCCATATCTCTTTTTAGTGCTTTAGACATGATAGCAAGTTGATGAGCCATTTCTGATCTCTTACCTGCTGGATCTGAACTCTCTTGAGAACCAGAAACTGTTGCATCTCTTTTTGAGATCATGCAAACGTTACTTTTTCTCACAGTAGCAGTAGCTGCTGCTCTTGAAAGTTCGAAACCTTCTAATTCACCAGTTGCGACAGGTGTTGGTAATGATTCTGTTTGCCAATCAAATACCACGTTATTTACATTTCTAGTGCCGATAGAACTCATAAATGGAGTTTGCATAGGGGATATGTTGTAAATAATATTACTCAAATCCTCTCTATCAGCAGTAGCGCTATATGTATCGAAAGCGTTAGTTACTTTAGCCATTTCTTCTCCTTATTTTAATAGCTGTTCAAATAATTTTGCTGCATCCTGAGATTTCCCAGTCTGCTTCAATTTTTGACGCAATTTCTTCTCGGCTGACCGAGATGGCTTCCTAGTTGATGAACCTGGCTTTCCTGCTCTTACAGGTGCTTTTTGCGTTGGTTTTTTCTTTACGGCTTCTGCGTTTTGGCTTTGTAACCATGCAGATCGTAAACCAAGCAAAGCTCTGTAATCGTAAACTGAATCCATTTCCTCTGGGGTGTAACCCAAAGTGTTTATCCCATAATCTCTGATTGCGGCTTTTTCTTTGCTAGCAATCTTCTCGTCAGACCATTCAGGTATGATTTCCAGAAGTTTTTGTTGTCCATACTGAACAACTTGTGCAATCTGTTGTTGTTGCTGAACCAAAGCTTCCTGTTGGATTCTTTGTTGTTCAGCTTGTACAGCTTGCAACTTTTCTTTCTTCTGATCCCATACTTGTTTTTCTCTAACGTATGCGATTGGATCATCTTCACTTAGCTGTTGCCAATTCGGTTCATTCTCTAAGTCACCTTTCAGTTGTGCTTCCATCTTAGGAAGCAATTGAGAATAAACTGCATCTCTTTGAGATAACTCAGCTTGCTGTTGCTCAATCAACCTGCGTTGTTGTGACAGTTCTTGAGTTTTTCTCGTATAGTCTTGCTGCCTTGAATATCCATTTTGGAGTTCTTCGAGCGTGACCTCTTGTTCTACACCATCAACTTTAATTGTGTAAAGTTGAGGTTGCTCTACTTCCTCTTCAATTTCTTCTTCTTCAAGTTCTTCAACTTCTTCTTCATCTTCAAGAGATTCTGCAATCTCTTCAAGCTCTTCTTCCTCTACGACTTCTTCTTGGGCTTCTAATTGCTCCTCAACAGCTTGCGCTTCTTCGGGAGTTAAGAAACTTTCAAAAGATGTAGTAGTCTTTTGCATATCTGTTTGTAGTGCAATCGGTTTATCCGTTGTTGCCATATAAACTCCTTATATAGGTTGTATTAAT